ATCGTACATTGTCAATAAATCTGATCAAGAAAAATTAACAATATCAGAAGATGTTTCAAATAAAGCAGGAACAGGTGCAGGTAATGCACCACAAAGACAAGAGACTGTTGGTAAATGGGCTAATACATCAGCACAGATTACAAAAATAAACATTGTTGATTCACAGGGAATAAACAATACACCTTGGCTAGCTGGTAGCACAATTAAGGTGTATGGGGCTGATTGATATGGTAGGAACTTGGATGAGATTAGCACACGTTCCATTAACTAGTGCAGGTGATACTATTGATAGTGGAACATTCACAGCTAAAGAAAATCTTAAAGTTGTAATTTATGGTGTAGCTAGTAGTGATATATCATTTAAAGTTAGATTTAATGGTGCTACAAGTAATTATGCTTTTAGAACTTCACTAAATGGTGGCACAGATGGAACTGATGTAAATGAGGGTTATATCAATGTGGGAACAAGTTTTACAGGCACAGCAGACATATTTGGAATTATGTCTATAACTAATAAATCTGATAAAGAAAAGTTAGTCATTTCAGAGTGTATGGCAACACAATCAGGTGCAGGTAATGCACCAGAAAGAAAAGAGGTAGTAGGAAAATGGGCTGATACATCAAATCAAATTACAAGTATTACTGTTCACAACTCAGGTTCAGGTGATTATGCAAGTGGCTCTTACATAACTGTATTTGGTGCAACAGGCGATATTCTCACAGATGAAAAAGATTCACTAACAAACGTTCCTGCAAATACTAGGTATGAAGAAACAGATACAAGGAAAATCTTTAGAGCAAAAAGTGGAAAAACATGGACAGAATCAACACAAGATAATTGGTGGAATATGTATGAAAATTATTATTATGGAATTAAACTAGGTGCATCGTTTGAATTAAACGGTGAAACAATATCACAAGTTAAAGTATGGTTGAAAAAAAGTGGTTCACCGACATATAATACAACAGTAGAAGTAATTAGAGGTTCGACAGTTGAAGCAACTTCTGCCACAGTAGCTATGTCAACTGTAACATCAACGACAGGTGAATGGATAACATACACATTTTCTAGTGGTGTAGCATTACAGGAAAATGATTACATTGTGTTTAAACAAGATGGTAATCAATCTTCATCAAATTATGTTTTTGTAGGAAATGCAACTAAATCAGGAACAGTTACTACATGGTGGTCAAACTCACCATTTTCAGCACAATCACATTCAGGTGTTATTGCAACAATGGAAGTTACATCATCAACAGGTATGACGTGGAAAGAGAGGAATAGTGCTTAGAAAAATGACCATAGAGAATTTTGGAAATAAACTTTACAGTGGAACTAAATCTGATCGTAAGTCAGATAGTCTAGGCAGTTCAGCAGATGGTGTAAATTCAGGAATTACAAATCCTAGTGTTAGTTTTTCTAATGATGGTGCTAATATTCAAGGTGGTGGGTGGATAGTAGTCAATGGATTAAAATCAACTTTTGCAGGAACATCAACAGTTAGTGTGTCAGCATGGATAAAACTTGTTGGTGATAATACTGATAACACAATTATTGGAATGTGGGGTGGTGGTGGAACAGATGATAATGTATTTGATCTTCATGTCAATGGTTCAAGTAAATTAGAATTATCAACAAGAAAGTCTAGTGGAAATGAAATAATAACAGGTTCAACTACATTAAATCAAGATACATTATATCATGTAGCATTTA